AGCACAAGCGGTCTTATTTGCGGAAGTAACTTCCATGTTAAAATACTCCTTACAAGCCCAAACAAAATAAGGCATGTTAAACCAACGCCTAACAAAACGTCTGACAGCCATAGCCAGATCATCTCCGTAAACACGAGGTAATACATACTCAAAGAAATCATATTCTCTAAGCACCTCATGTTTGTACCATGTGTACATCTGCATAATGACATTACGAAGACAATTATTCTCAGCAGTACCCAAGTTTCCAGAAGGTTGCATGCCCAACGTGATAAACAAATCATTATCCATGTTGATAATTGGCATGACCATATCCGTAAGTAAGCCCTGCAAAGCTTTTAAAGAAAAAGCTGAATACCCGAAATGCTTATTAACGTTATAAATAACGGTGGCAGCAGCTCTGGCAATAAAGAAAGGACTGGCAACATCAAAACCAGCAAAATCTGCCTCAAGCACACACTCCTCATCGTCAATTCCCTCATCAGGCTCCATATCTTGACTAATAAAATCTTGAAAATCTCGAATAAGTTTATCGGAATCTGTGTGTATATTGTATCCAATCGCAGAACAAAAAACCTCAGAATGCTCAACCATTTTAGTATAAAAATCATACATAAGCACACGTGCTACAATCAAATTATTCAGCGCGCACATGTAAAAGGGTCGAGTTTTACCAGCCTCGCATTTACTAATCTCACGGGGTTCATCCTTAAACTGCACATTGAAAATATATTGGTTTGTCTCTCCAAATCCATAATTCCTCAACTCTTGGTTAATTTTATCTTTAAGCGGGCCGACAGGCTCTCGCGTAGTATCTCCTACCAAAGGGAGATATTTTTCCTTCTTGCCAGGATAACCAAAAGCACCACTCGTGGAAGCATTAACTCTCCTACAAAATGGATTGTCCTCTGTGCCATTAACCGCATCTTTAACCCTCAAAGGGCTCAAGAAATGCACTCCCTTGGATGTAAGGCCTTCAATAATATGTCTAGTAAAGCGCCTTACAACAACATCAAGCACATCTGAATCATACAAAGGTACAGGAATGTCCATCTTTCGGAGGGCATTATTCTGAGGCGCAATGTACACACCATCTTTC